TCGCCGCTGCTGTTCTTGATCTGCAACACGTAGGCGGCGGTGGTCGGCGCGTCGGTCGAAACGCGCACGGCCACGCGGTCGCCGGCCTCGGCAGTCGCAGGCAAAACGAAGTCGCGCGCGGCCGTCATGCCGTCGATGTCGAGGTCGTGCAACGTGTTGACGACCACGGTGGCGTTGCCGCTGGTCAGCGTTTCCGTGCCGTAGTCCAACCGCGACGCCCAATCGCCGCGCGCCCACTGCCCGCCGCCGTCCATCATCACCACCACGTCGCCGCCGCCGCTGAAATCGACGGCGGCGTCGGAGTTGGTGCTTTGGTAGATGGTCGTCCGCGCGAGCGTGTCCGGACTGCCGGCGGTGAACGTGCCCAGACCCTCCTCGAAGCCGGCGGTGCTGTACGCGACGTAGCGGCAGGTGTCGCCCGACGCCATCACGGAATCGAACGAGACGTGCGACGTGTCCAGCGCCGTGTCTGGCAAATTGAACGCCGTGGCCGCGTTCGGCTTGTTGCTGGCCGTCTCGGCGACGCGGGTGCGGACGATATGGGCCATCAGTCAATCACCGTGATGTTGGCCGCGGCAACCTGTGCCGGCAGCCGCTTGGCCGCTCGCACGGCGCTACTGCGGCGGCTGTAACCCTCGCTGGCGTTGAGCTTGCGGCCGTTCGGCGCGATGACGCGCACGTACCACGGGTGCGTGCCGCCGCCGCGGAAGACCTCGATGCGGAAACGCGCGGCGCCCACGGCTCAGCCCGGCCCGATGCCGACGCCGTTGTCGTCGACGCGGTACGGCCAGGCCTCGCCCTGTTCGGCGGTGGCGTACATGCCCTGGCCGCCGTCGGCGCGAACGAGGCCGCCCCACCAGGAGATGACATCCTCGGGCCGGATACCGTACATCGTCGACGGGCCGACTCCGACCGCGGCGCGCAGGCTCATGGCGGCGTTACTGAGCCGCCGCAGGTCGGGGTGCCGCAGCTCGACCGGGTAGTCCGGGCCGTCATACGCGGGCAGCCTGGCGATCAGGTCCGCGTACAGCTCGGCCTGGCGCTGCGCTTCGCCGGGTTCGTCGTCGAGCTCGACGTGCGTGGGCAGGGGCGCGAGCGCGGCGACATCGACCTGCAGGTTGTCGAGCCGGCCTTCGACGTTGTTGAAGCGCGTGTCGACGGCGGCGAAGCCGGCGCGCATTTCGGCAGCGAGTTCCTCGAGGGTCATGGTGCGGTGTCTCCCGGAGACTGCGCCGGCGCGAGCCCCGCGGCGCTTAGGGTGGCGGTGACGGCGGCGGCCTGGCGATCGACGAGCGCGCGCCGCTCGGCGGCAATCAGTTCGGCAAGGGCGGCGAGCGTGGCGTCGCGCACGGCGGCATCGGCGGCTTCGTGCCGGGCGACCATCAGCAGGTGCTGCCGGGCGAGTTCGGTCTTGCGGGCAAGGTCCATATGTCTGCACTCCCGGTCAGGCGTTGGCGTCGGTGAACGCCCAGCCCGTGATGGTGAACGCCTGCCCGGCGGCGAAGGTCGTGTTGTCGACGGTCATGTCGCCGCCGCCGCCGGTGGCGGTCACCGTGCCCTGCGCGTGGCAGGTGGTGCCGTCGGAGGCGTACAGCCGCCAGTGGGCGGCGGTGCCGCTGGCGTCGGCGCTGGCGTCTTCCCAGGTGCCGGACTTGCTCTTGGTGCCGCTGGAGGCGTTGCCGAGGTAGTCGCTGGGCAGGTTCAGCGTGGCGAGCACGGTGCCGCTGTCGGCCGTGGCGCAGGTGGCGGGCTGGGCGCCGGTGCGGATCTTGAGCACGGCGCTGGTGCCGATGGTCGTCTCGATGGCGTCGAGCCGGGCATTGCGGACGGCTACGGAAAGTTGAACGGCCATGGGATCAGTCCTGTGAGATGCGGGCGAGCTCGGCGTCGAAGTGGCGCTGCAACTCGCGGTCGCGGGTCTGCTCGACGATGGCGTCGAACGGCAGCCGCGGCCGGTAGCTCGGCCGCGAGACGATGGCGAACACCATGCGCGTGGCCCAGCCGAAGCCGGTGAGCCGGCGCTGGTAGATGCCGCGAGGCAGGCCGCCGCCGCGGCGCGGGATGAAGTAGGTTCCGGCCTTCAGTTGCCGGCGCTTGCTCTGGGCGCTCTGCTTCTCGCCCTTCTTGACGTTGCTGTCGTAGCCGGAGCCGTCGGCGGCGTTGGCGGCGCCGAGCTGGCTGAGGATCTGCCGCACCACGCTGGCGGGCACGTTGCCGAAGGCATCGAGCGGGGCGCCGCGGGCGGGGGCGAGGTATTCGTCGGGGCCGAGCCAGGCCTGGCGGCGCAGGCGGCCTTCGAAGGGCTTGCTGCGCCGGGCGCCGCCGCGGATCTGCGGCCAGAGGTGGCTTTTCTCGCCGGCGACGTCGCCGGCGTCGCGGTCCTTGATGAAGACGGCGGCACTCAACTTGTCTCGCCGGGCGGGCTCGATGCGCAGGGCCCGCTGGGTCCAGGCGGTGGGCCGGTCAAAGACGCGCGGCATCTCCTGCTGGATGCGGCCCTGGGCGCTTTGCACGGTGCGCGTGAGCGCGGTGGCGGCGGCGCTGGCGATGCGCTGCTCGAAACGGCGCAGCAGGGGGTCGACGCGCGAGGTGTCGATGCCGATGGAGATCATGGCGCCCAGAAAAAAGGCCCGCGGGGGGACGCGGGCCTGACGGTGGAACCGACCAAGGAGAAGGATTCGAAAGGATGGCAACCTATCCGAATCAGGCCGAATTCTGAGCCAAAGTGTCGCGGCCGAGTGTCGCGACTTTTGCGACAGTTTCGCTAGTCGCCGGGGGTGTCTGCGACGCCGAGGGCGCGGCCAGTCGCAATGTATCGCGGGACTGCTTCATAAACGCTGATGGCGACGCGTTTTTCGACTCGGTAGAAGGTCGATCGGTCCATGTGCAACAAGTCCGCGGCCTTGCGCACAGGAATACGCTCTCCCCGCGCCGGTAGCGCGTACTGGACCCAAAGAACTGACTGGTCACGCTCCGACTGAGCCAGTAGCGCGTCGTTGAAGGCTCGACATTCAGCGCTCAGCCGAACGCGCGGGCCTTCGCCGGGGGCGGTGGAGCTGGCGGTGCGCAGCCGGCCAAGCACGCTGCCGAGCGGCCGCGGGGCGGCGAGCTTGCGGGTGGTGACCCAGTGGCCCCAGTCGCGGCAGAGGTCGTCGATGTGCGCGGGCAGGCGCGCGGCCTGGCGCTCGGCGAGCTCGTCGTCGGTGAACGCGCGGGCGGGGGCGGCGATGCGGCGCGGGCGGATGCGGATGGTGCGGATGTTCATCTGGGCTACCTCCAGCGGGAGACGAACGAGCCGCGCAGGCGGCGAGCGGGCGGGGGCGCGGCGGCCGGCATCGGCTCCGGGGGCGCGGCTTCGGTTTCGGCGGGCGGGTTCGCGGCGGCATCGAGCAGGTCGAGCTGCGGGGCGGCGCCGTAGATGCGTTCGCGCTCGCGCCAGACGGCTTCGGCGTTGCGGCCGCTCATGGCGTACAGCAGCGCGGCGTAGCCGTAGACGAGCAGGTCCCAGCCTTCGTTGCGGGCGCCGCCGCTCTTGACCCACCAGTAGGCGCGGTTGCCGGTCTTGTCGCGTCGCAGCTCGCGCCGTTCGGCGACGAGCTGGTCGAAGTACCCGTCGGGGTACTCCAGCGGGAAGTGCACGTAGCCGGCGCCGTGCTGCTCGATCTGGTGCAGCCGGTTGTGCAGGATGTTCTTGATCTGCTGCGTGCCGAGGTAGCGGACCTGCGCGCCGCCCGGCACGGGCTTGCCGCGGAAGTTGATCTCTTCGACCCGCGGGCGGCCGAGCATGGGGGCGTGGTAGGTGGCGGCACCGCGGATGGCAAACCAGTGGCGGCCCTTGGCCTGCGCGTCGCGGCAGAAGAGCTTGACCTCGGCGTCGAAGTGCCCGCCGACGTCGATGGCGGCGACGTCCACGCGGATGACCTGGCCGCTGGCGTGCTTGATGGGGGCGGTGAGCAGCTCGGCGAGCTTGGCCCAGGTGTCCTGGCTGGCGGGGCTGCCGAAGATCTCGCCGGTGTGCAGGCCCCAGCTTTCTTCGCCGCGGCCCCACGCGCGGATCTCGACCGCGAGGCGGTTGTCCTGCGTGTCGACGGCGGCGGTGACGACCAGGCCGCCGCGCGGGCAGGCAAACAGCGGGTAGTGCTCGCGGCGGGCGCGCAGTTTGTCCGCAGTGACGGCGGCGCGCAGGGTCTCGGCCCAGGGCAGGCCCAGCTCGTTGTTGGTGAACGCCTTGCGGGCTTCGGTGTCGCCGAGCTTTTCGGCGGCGATGGCGGCGTCCCACTCGGCGGCGAGCACGGGCCAGGATCGCCAGCCCAGCGGGGCAAGCAGGCTCGGCAGGTCCCAGCTTGCGACGCCGCGCTCGCCGACGGCGCTGGCGCGCCAGTGCGCGAGGCCGGCGGCGGCGGCCTGCGCTTCGGTCATGCCGGGCGGGCGGGCGTAGGCGCGGGCCTTCCAGGCGTGCTCGGGGTGGCCTTCGCCGCAGGATTCGCAGTAGAAGCGGATGCCGTCGGCGTCGCCGTCGGACCACTTGAAGCGGGCCCAGTCGAACGGCTGGAAGTGGCCGCAGCCGGGGCACGGGACGAACCACCGGCGGCGATCGCCGCGCTGGTAGTGCCGGTCGATGGCGCTGCGGCCTTCGATGGTGGGCGTGCCGTCGCCGTAGATCTTGGCGCGGCGGCCGAAGTTGCTGGCGCGCTTCTTGGCGAGGTCGATCGGGTTGCCCTGGTCGGATAGGTCCTTGACGTACTCGTCGGGCTCTTCGAACTTGATGTAGCGGATGGTGGCGCTCTTCAGCGCGCCGACG